AAGCTAGTAATGAAGTTCATGAAAGAAGGTAAGATGAATAACATTAAAAGCACTCACCAACAAGAAAGCGACAAAACAAAAGGAGTATTTATGTTTGAAATGTTTATTTCAGATGAAGCTAGGGGAATAAGTCAGCCGAAAGGTTTTGATTTACCCGATGGAACTGCATTTGCATCTGTAAAAGTTGACAATCCAACTGAGTGGGAAAAAGTAAAGCAAGGTGTATTTAACGGGCTTTCTATTGAAATACTTTGCGACATGGAACTTGCCCCCATCGAATTAACAGACGAAGAAGTTAAGGCTGTTATACAATCCATAATTGAGTAAATGTAACCTTTTTTAAATAATTGTATTATGTATATAAATAGAAATTTCATGAGCGAATTAAACAATAAAATTAAAAATGCTTTAGGTCAAGATTTAGTACTAAAGATTAAAGCGTTATTTAATGAACACGTTGTAGCTGCACCAGTTGAAGAGCCTACAAAATTAGCAGCAGAAGTTGTTTTAAAAGATGGTTCTAAAATTACTTACGAAGGTGAGAAATTAGATATTGGTGTTATGGTTAAAATGCTTAACGCTGATGGAACAACAACTGAATTAATGGATGGGGAATATACAATGGCTGACGATTCTAAACTTTACGTAAAAGGTGGTTTAGTTGAAAAGATTGAGCCAGCTTCTACTGAAGTAGTTGAAGTTCCTGAAATGGATATGGCAGCGAGAGTTGCAGCATTAGAACTTGCTTTAACTGAATTGAAAAATAAGGATAAAGAAAAAGAAATGATGATGTCAAGACTTGAAGCTATTGAAAAATTAAGCAAGTCAACTCACGAAGGTTTAAAAACTTCTTTGTCGGCTATTGATGCTATAATTGAAACTCCAAGTTCAGAGCCAATTGCAGCAACTCCAAAAGTTTGGAGCGAAATGACAAAGGCTGAGCAAGTTAAATTTAACAGAGGTAAAATTTAATGGCAAAGCAAGAAACAAAAGTAGAAGTAAAAAACTTTGTTAATCCATTTGAGGTTAATTATAAAGTGTTTACTGATGCATTAGGTAAAGCAGATGTTGCTGAATATTGCAAGGGACATTTAACAGAAGAACAAATTGAGTTCTTAATTGAAGATTTAAAACATTATAAACAAAAATAAAAACACAAAACCATGCCTATAAATTTCACAGGTTCTACAAGAAACCAATCAGAATTAGAAGAGATACAAAGCGAATTGTATCAGGATTCAAAAACATTCCGTGAGGCTGTTATTGATATTCAAGAAGGTCATAAATCAGGAACAGATGTTTACGAAAGTAAAGTAGAAGTTGCTATGACTGCATTAAATACAGGTCAAGTAACTGCAACTGGTAACATTGATTTGAATTTCTCAAACACTCCAGTATCTTTAGTTGCTTTCAACTATGAAGATATTATTGACGATAATTCTTTAAAGGGTACACGTTTTGAGAAGTCAATGAAAGCTGGTGCATTTAATACTGTATCTGACGAATTTGATAAGAAAGTGTTAATCGACATCACTCCAGCTATTGGTGCTGATTTAGAAAATAAAATTTGGAATGGCGCAACTTCTGCAACTAAAACTGCTATTGCTGCATTAACTCCAGGTGCTGGTCAAGGGTCAATTACTGCAGCTGCTCAAACAGCGGTTGCTGCAATGCCAACTACTTTATTTGATTCATTAGTAGTACGTACATTATACAATGCTTCACAGGCTAAAACTACTCCAGGTGCTGGATTAGGTGATTATGTAAAGGTAACAGGAACAACTGTTACAAGTTCAAACATTGCTACTGAATATGGTAAGCTTTATGCTGGTGCTAATTCAAAGGTAATTGAATCAGGCGAAGCACGTATCTTTGCTCCATTAGGAGATAGACAATTAATTAAAGTAGCTAACAATGCAGTAGGTGCTGCACAACAAGTTAATTTCTTAGTTGAAGGTACAGGTGTAAATGAGAAGATTTACTACAATGGCGTTGAAATTAATTTTCATCCATTAGCAGCTAATTTCCGTATCTTAACAATGCCTAAATTCTTAAAAGTATTAATGGATTTAAGAGGTGACTTAAGTACTTTACAAATTGGTCAAGTAGCAAATGGTGCTATGCAACGTTACATCAAAAATACTCAAGCAATGAGTACATGGGTAACTAACCAACGTTACATCACTCTTTACGGAGGATAATATTTAACGGGGGTGTAAAAACCCCCTTAACATTTTAAAAAAATATAATCATGAGTTGTGCTTTAACGCAAGGATATACAAGAAAGGTTTGCAAAGACCCAAGCGGAGTTAAGTCCGTATTGATTGGAGAATGGTCAAACGTTGTTTGGTCAGATGCTACTAAATATGCTTTAACTGCAAATGTTGTAACTACACTTACAATGTCAGTTGGAAAACAAATGTGGCGTTTTGCTCAAGCACCTGGAGTTGCTAACTTTAAGTGTACAGGTAAAGGTAACGCTACAAGTGGCGGTTATGGTTACGACATTACAGGGACTATGCAAACACCTGACATGGGGACTTTAACAATCGAGCAAAATGCTTTATTGACTAAAAATAATTTATTTGTTATTGCTGAATTGCAAAACGGAGATTATTATTTATATGGTCAAGAATATGGATTAGATGCTATTGACGATAACGATACAGGTACTGCAATGGATGACTTTAAAGGTGATATTATTACGTTTGCAGGTATGGCTACAATTAAGCCAAAGAAAGTAAACTCAGCTTTAATTGCTGTATTACTTGCTCCAGCTGCAGGTGTTGCACCTTAATAATTTTTTGTTTTAACAATTAAAAAGCCTGTTATTACTAATGGGCTTTTTTTATAACGTTTAAGAATGATAACAATAAACAAAGGTGAAATCAATAAAGTAATTTTAACTCTTTCAGAGCGTACTACAATAGTTGATGCAACTTATTTATTTACTTTCATTAATGACCAATCGGATGTTATAAAATCATTTATTGCAGAAGATATTTCAGGTAATAAAATACGTTACAATCAATTTGCAATAGAAGAAAATGCAGTTGAAAATTTACTAAATGGAGTTGTATCACTAGACCAAGAAGGTAGCTGGACTTATGAAATACGGGAGCAAGCTAGTACAACTAATTTAGTTGTTGCAAATAGTGGTGCAATTGTTGAAATTGGTATAGTAAAAGTTTTTGATAGTTCAGCTGCAATACCTACATTTACGCAACAAACAACAGAAATAAAAGTATTCAATGGCTAAGTTTGAAATAGTAGACAAAACAAATAACATAGCTTTCTTAACACTTGAAAAACATAAGCGTTTAGAATTAAGTGATTTGGAATTGCAAGGCTTTATCCGTTGGGGTAAAGATAATTTGTACATAAATTTTTTACTTGATTTATATCAACAAGACCCTGACCATGCTGCAATTGTAAATTCAAAGGCTTCTTATTTATGGGGCAAAGGATTAAAGGCAGTAAATGTTGAGCAAGAAGAAATAGCAAAACAATTTTTAGCATCATTTAATCCATATGAGAGTGCAAACCAATGGGGAAAAAAAGTAGGTTTAGATGCTGAATTTGTTGATGGATTTTTTGTTAATGTTATTACTGATTTACTTGGTAAGCCATTACATTACTATCATTTACCTATTGCTAATTGTAGGTTAAACAAAGAGGGTGATATACTTCACTTTTGTAACGATTGGGAAAAACAATATCAAAATCCAATAACACAATACAGACTTTACACCCCAGGTTCTAAAGGATCATATTTTATTCCGTTTAAATTTTACAAACCAACTAAAAATAAAATAAGTTCACTGTATCCTGACCCATCTTATAAAGCTTGTTTGCAGGACATTTGTAGTGATACTGAAATAAGTAATTTCAACTACAATTTTATTGCAAATGGTTTCACAGCGGGTACTATTGTTACTTTTTTTAATGGTGAGCCAGATGCTGAAACAAAGAAAAAAATTAAAGAGAAAGTAATTGATAACTTTACAGGTACAGATAATGCGGGTACTACAATTATTAATTACGTTGATAAAGATGGGAAAGCTGCAGAAGTAACTGCTATCAATGTAAATGATTTAGATAAGAAGTTTGAAGTAAGTGCAAAGAGA